ATGGAGAAAATGGAGTTATTCTTTCTGCACTTTGGAAATTTACCTTTATGGTACCAAACAATTTTCGTAGGTGTTATTGCAAGCGTTTACGGACTTAAGGCAACAAATTTGATAAAACAAAAATAAGGAGCAACTATTATGAGAAACGATTATGGAACAAGACCCTATGAATCAAGATACGGAAACGCTGAAAAAAAACAAGGCGCTAACGCTAGACTTGATGAATCTCTAGGATCAAGAAGAGGAAAAGAATCTACTAAATCACAAAGTTTTAAATCTAGAAGAGATGAGTCTAGAGGAGCAAGCAAATGATGAACAGACCTATGTATAAAGCAGGTGGTAAAACTTTAAAAGCAGTGCCAGCAGCAAAGAAAAAATCACTAGGTAAACTACCTAAAAAAGTTAGAAATAAAATGGGCTTTATGAAAAAAGGTGGCAAAGTAAAATAATGAAAAACTTTTTATGTTGGCCATATGAAATTATCAGAACTGTTTATACTAAATTAGTAGATAAAGTTTTTGGTAAAAGATGTAAATGTGCAAACATAGAAACTAATCCAGTAACTATTGACGTCTGTAAAGACTGTGGAAAGGTACACAATGGCTAAACCAGGACTATACGCAAACATCGCAGCTAAAAAAGCTAGAATCAAAGCCGGCTCAGGTGAGAAAATGAGAAAAGTTGGAACTAAAGGTGCACCAACAAAACAAGCATTTATAAACAGTGCTAAGACGGCTAAGAAAAAACCTAAAAAGAAAAAATAATTATGAAAATGCCTAGTACTAAATATGACGGAAGTTATATTAAAGGTAACTTAGGTGGTACAAAAGTATCTAATCCTAGTTCAGTAAAATATTATGGTAGTATGATCAACGCTCCTGGTTTTGCTAAAGGCGGTACAATTAGAAAAACTACTAAAGGCCCTGGAGCAAATTACAGACCAACTAAATCTGGTGCTGGAATGACCGACAAAGGTGTTAAAGCTTATAGAGCAGCCAACCCTGGATCAAAATTAAAAACAGCAGTAACTGGTAAAGTTAAACCCGGATCTAAATCTGCAAATAGACGTAAGTCATATTGTGCAAGATCAGCAGGACAATTAAAAAACTCATCAGCCGAAACAAGAAACGATCCTAATTCTAGAATAAGACAAGCTAGACGTAGGTGGAAGTGTTAAATGAGAGATACAAAAGTTCTTGAATCTTTTTTAAAAAGCAACTATAAAAAAATCAAAGAAATGAGTTTATTTAGACATTTAAAAAAAGAAGTTAATGCAGGTGCTAATGGAACTCAAGACTATATAATTAAAAAAGGTCCTAACAAAGATAAGGTGGCAAAAAAATGAGAGAAGTAATATTAACAGCACTGGAAGATAGATATAATGCACAAATATCAGAAGCAGATGCTACACTTAAAATTTATTTAGAAAATTCTGTAGGTATTGGAGAACATCCACAACACATAGAAGAAGTAGATAAACAAATAGAAAAGATCGCAAATGCTGAAGAAAAGTTACTAGTATTGCAACAATTCAAAATATAAGGAGAGAAGATGGACGATATAACAATGATAGGGAAGATAAGAAAAAGAATAAAAGCAACTAAAGAAAGCATTACCGAAGCTATGTTAGCAGGAGCTGTTGACAATATGGAAAAATATAGGTATATGTTGGGTCAGGCACATGCCTATGAAATAATATTACAGGAAATCTCTAACCTGCTAAAACCTAAGGAGCAAAAAGATGAGCAAGGAAACGTTATCGACATCGGGCAAGGAAGTACCAAAAATTAAACTTGGTCTTCAAGAAAAATACGAAGAAGAGAAAACAAAATTACCACCAGAACCAGAACCTTTAACTCCAGAAAATATTGGAACTGAAACTGTTGATGAACTACCAAGTCCTGTAGGTTACAGACTTTTAGTTTTACCATTTACTCCTAAAAATAAATCAGATGGAGGAATATTATTTTCTCAAGAAACTTTAGACAAAGCAAGAATAGCTACATCATGTGGTTATGTTTTAAAGATGGGAGATCTAGCATACAAGGATAAAGAAAAATTTAATGAACCTTGGTGTAAAAAAGGAGATTGGGTTATCTTTGCTCGTTATGCGGGTTCAAGATTACCTATTGAAGGTGGAGAAGTGCGAATACTTAACGATGATGAAGTTTTAGGAACTGTTAAAGATCCTGAATCTCTTCTTCATTTCATTTAACAATCATAGGAGAAACTATGCCAGAAAACATAAAACAATCAGAAGAGTTAATTGATGTTGGCGAAACAGTAGGTGCTGATATTAATTTAGACGACAAAGGAGAACCTGAAAAGGTAGAAGCCGTTGTTGAAGACAAAATAGAAGTTGAACAAGTTTCAGAAGATAAATCTTTTGAAAATGAAAGAGAAATAAAACTTAAAAAAGAAAAACCAGAAGATGAGTTACAAGATTATAGTGATAGCGTTCAAAAACGTATTTCTAAATTAACTCGTAAAATGAGAGAAGCTGAAAGACAAAGAGAAGAAGCTGTTCATTTTGCTCAAGCAACTAAATTAGATAAAGATAGATTAGAAAAGAAACTTTCTACTTTAGATCAATCTTATGTTAATGAGTTTGAATCAAGAGTTACTACAAATATGGATGCTGCAAGACAAGCATTAAGGGTAGCTATTGAAGCTGGTAATGTAGACGATCAAGTAACAGCTCAAGAAAATATGGCTAAACTTGCTCAAGATGCATCAAGATTAGGAGCACTAAAAAAACTTAATGAAGAACAACCAAAGCAAAGAGTTGTAGAACAGCCTTATCAGGCCCCTACACCTAGAAGAGCACAAACTGACCCTAAAGCAGAAGATTGGGCTAGTAAAAACACTTGGTTTGGTAGTGACTCAGCAATGACTCATACTGCCTTTGATCTTCATAAAAAATTGGTGGAAGAAGAGGGATATGACCCGCAATCTAACGAATATTATGAGGAAGTAGATTCAAGAATAAGACTTGAATTCCCCCATAAATTTGATAAGATGGAGGGTACAACTACAGAAAGAGCAAAACCTGCTCAGAATGTAGCGTCGGCTAAACGTTCAGCCCCAACAGGACGCAAAAAAACTGTGAGACTCTCGCCATCACAGGTAGCAATTGCTAAAAGATTAGGCGTGCCATTAGAAGACTATGCGAAACAATTAAACATCACGGAAGGAATATAAGCATATGGAAAACGAAAAAATAAAAACTTCTCGTGCGAGTCAAACAAGAACTAAAGCGGAAGCTAAAAGAACTTGGACTCCACCCTCATCACTAGATGCCCCTGATGCCCCACCAGGTACTAGGCACAGATGGATTAGAGCTGAAACTATGGGTTTTGACGACACAAAAAACATGGCTGGAAAGTTAAGATCCGGATGGGAATTAGTTAGAGCGGATGAATATCCTGATTCTGATTATCCCACGCTTAAGGATGGAAAACATGCAGGAGTTATCGGAGTAGGAGGCCTATTGCTGGCTAGGATACCAGAGGAAATCGCGAAATCTCGTGAAGAGTACTATAAGAAACAAGTACAGGACAGAGACGAAGCAATTAAAAACGATTTACTAAAGGATCAGCACCCAAGTATGCCGTTCAATCAAGAACGACAGACACGTGTAACTTTTGGTGGTACAAAGAAAGACTAATTATTTAGTAATTCCTATCCAACAAAAATAAAATAAACCGTACTGGAGGCCCTTAGGGGCAGGTACATAGTAAAGGAAAAATAAATATGGCTAATAATAGTACAGCTGGATTCGGATGTAGAGCCGTGATGACTGTAGGTTCAACACCTGCAACATCTGGTCAATCTGAATACCAGTTATATGATTACGCAGGAGCAGCTTTCAATACTATCTTTAAAGGCGACCCCGTTTCTCTAAACATAGGGACACAGGCAGCTGAAAAAGGTTCTATTCAAGATGCAACTTACGACTCACTAGACGATGATACTGCAGGTGGTGCAGGATTCACTAATGCTACAGCTACTTCAAGACTAGTAGGTGTATTCAATGGTGCATTCTGGGTTGACTCAGCAACATCAAAACCAACGTGGGCGAACTCTGTTCCAAGTGGAACAAATTTCGCTGTTGACTACAACACAGGTTCAAGTTCAGGTTCCGCTTTTGTAATGGATAATCCTCTTCAGGAATATAACATTAGAACAAATGCAGCATGTCCTTTGACAAATGTTGGTCAAACGTTCAATACAGGTGATAATGGCGCTACTGGTCTAAGTGGTATGTCTGACGAAAGATTAAACATAGCAGCAACAAGTGCTACAACAAATATGTTTAAACTAGTTAGATCAGCTAATATCCCGGGTCAAAAAGACCTAACAGTAGGTGGGGCTGACGTAGTCGTTATGATTACTCCTCTATCTGCGTTGTATAACTAATATCGAATAGGAGATAAATAAACATGGCAATATCAAGAGCACAGCTAGTTAAAGAACTAGAACCAGGTTTGAATGCACTATTCGGACTTGAATACAAACAATATGCTAACGAGCATTCTGAGATTTTTGACACAGAATCATCTGACAGAGCTTTCGAAGAGGAAGTAATGTTAAGTGGTTTCGGAAATGCATCAGTTAAACCTGAAGGTCAAGGTGTATCATTCGATGATGCGCAAGAAACTTTCACAGCTCGTTACACAAACGAAACAATTGCGTTAGCGTTTGCAATCACAGAAGAAGCTATCGAAGATAACTTGTATGACAGACTTGCGTCTAGATATACAAAAGCGTTAGCAAGATCTATGGCAAACACTAAACAAGTTAAAGCGGCAGCTGTATTGAACAATGCGTTCACAGCAGCATTTGCTGGTGGTGATGGAGTGGAACTATGTTCTACGGCTCACCCTACGCTTTCTGGAACTTTCGCAAATGAATTAGCAACTTCTGCTGATTTAAACGAAACTTCTTTAGAGCAGTCTTTAATTGACATCGCGGCGTTTACTGACGAAAGAGGACTAAAAATTGCGGCTAGAGGAATGAAAATGATTATTCCTTCTGAGCTTCAATTTACTGCTGACAGACTTATGAAGTCTGATGGTAGAACAAGTACAGCAGATAACGATATCAATGCAATCAAGAACATGGGAATGATTTCTCAAGGTTATGTAGTTAATCACTACTTAACAGATCCTGATGCATTTTTCATCAAAACTGATGTTCCAAATGGTCTAAAACATTTCGTAAGATCACCGATCAAAACTTCAATGGAAGGTGACTTTGATACTGGTAACGTTAGATACAAAGCTAGAGAGAGATACGTATTTGGTTTCTCTGACCCTAGAGGTATCTTTGGTTCTCCAGGAGCATAATAAATAATTTAAAGGGCCGCCTAAAAACGGCCCTTTTTTTAACTACAACAAGGTGTGTAAATGAAAAAAACTTCCATAAATATCTGGGCCTATAGTCATCATGCAAAATTTAATATTGAGCATGTTGAAGATACAGCTGAAAGTGTTGAACAAGCAATACTTGACAAACTAGGAGAAAAGAGTATAAAATGGGAGTATCTCGGAAACAACTATGATACTGGGATAAATCGAATAACTTATGAGGAGGTTATAGATGATACAAGACCTATACAAACAAAAAAGGTCCTTGGAGTTGAAGTGGCAACAGGAGCATCTAGATAATAATAGATATACTCTTGAGATGGTTAAGATTGATGACAGAGTAAAAAGAGTTATCACTGACATCAAGCTGGAAGAAGCAGCTATTGCTCATAGACAAAATCAAGTTGATGGCGTCACTCCACAAGTTTCTGTAGCAACTTAGACAAAAGCTACATCGCTGAAATGCATAAATACCTTAGGATCTCTTGCACTCTACTAAAAAATAACATATAATATTCTTACTATACAAAAATAATAAATTAAATGTAGACGCGTATAGTCGACAACCCCTAGGGACTACATTTATTATATTCTAGGAGGAATATTAACATGGCAAATACTACATTCTCGGGACCAGTAAGATCAGAACATGGTTTTCAAGTCGCGACTAAAAATAATACAACAGGTACAATTACAACTAGATATAGTTCAGGAATGCCTGACTTAACTGGTTTAATTTTAACTGATTTAGCAACAGGTGCTAACATTACTTTGATTAATAATTCACTGAATGTTACTAACTACACAGGTGCAGCAGCAGCTGCAATAGCTTTACCAGCAGCAACTGCAGGTTCAGTTTGTGTTTACGTTCAATCAAAAACTACAGCAGGTGGAACAGCTACATTAACTTTTGATGCAGTTGGATCAGATGTTTGGGCTACAGGTTCTGTAATAGAATCAAGAGCGGCAAGTGAAGTAACTTTTGATATTGCTGCAGCAAGTGAAACTAAATTAGTTTTCACTCCAGCTAATGCGGCTACTAACGTTTTAACTACTGGCGGCAAGATTGCTTTCATATGTTATGATGAAGGTATTTGGAATATTGCAACTGAATTTACAGGTGCAACAGCAGCTGTTACTGGCGCACTTGCATTCGCAGCGTAATAAATAATTAGTGTGGGGTTTCGGCCCCACATATAAAATTTAAGGAGAAAATATGGATTCAGATCAAACAACCT